AGGGTGCCAATCATATGGTGCCGGCCGTGGGTGCCAGCAGCAATTTTGACAAAAGCAACAATGTGGAACAAGCATACTTTGGCAACGACGTACAGGCTCCGGTGGTTGAGATCAATGTGTATAATCCTGCCACACAACAAAATCCCAAGTTCTTCAACGAAATAAAACCCATACACAAAGTTGTTGCTGCGTCAATGTTTCAACAAGGAGTCAACGGAGACATACAGCGAGGACCTATTACATCAAGTTCCCAGCGAGAAACTCCCAGCACTGTGTATGGAATAAGCACTCCCGGAAGACCAATATATCAGGGCGGATTGTTACCGGCAACCATCAAAGCTCAATTGGCATCAGGACAGTTGGCTCCCAAAGATGTCAAAGTTATTGCTCGTCAAGGTGGCCATAGTGTTGTACTTGACGACGGAACATTGGAAGGCCAAGATGCCTTGGTTAGATTTCGCACATCCAAAGGTCACCAAATCATGATGAATGACGAAGGCAACTTCTTTCACATCATGCATGCCAATGGACAGACTTGGATAGAATTTGGCAAAGAAGGCACAGTAGACGTTTACAGCACTAACAGCGTTAATGTGCGAACTGAAGGCACAATAAATTTACATGCTGACAAAGACATCAACATGTATGCCGGGGGCAATATCTCTATGAAAAGCACAGGTATTACCAAAATAGAAAGTGACAAAACTCTGTCATTGCGCAGCATTGAGAAAATGACTGTGTTTAGCAAAGCAGCTCTTGCGCTGAAAAGTGATGGCACTATTGCACTGGACAGTCAAGGTGGATCCTGGAAGGGCGGTGGTAGTCTCGTGTTCAAGGGTGGAAGAATTGATCTCAATGGAGGATCGGCTGCAGCAGTTGAGACCCCCACTTTAATAACCAAAACAGTGCTAGATGACACAACTTTCAATGCCAGTAAAGGCTGGCTAGTTCAGCAAAATGCTCTAAAGAGTATTGTGACTCGAGCACCAACTCACGAACCGTACCCGTATCACAATCGCGGAGTAAATGTACAGGTCAATCTATCAGACAGTTCTGCACCGCCACCCACTGCTGTTCCAGTGTCATCTGGAGCCACTATAACTCGGACAAACTAATGCCAAAGTATAATTTTGTTTCTTCTGATGGTAAGACTTACCAAGTTGATGCTGCAGCCGGCACCAGCGAAGCGCAGGCCCGACAAATTTTTAATACACAGTTTAGTACCGGAAGTTTGACTAATTTATCTGTGGGCAGCACTCTCAGTGCGTTGACACAGGCAGCTGGTGGATTGTCTTCGGCACTGGCATTGATACCAAAAAATTCCACGTCAGGACTCACATCCACCATCAGCAAGTTGACTGCATTGCCAGTGGCCAACGGAATCAACACAGCAAATTTTTTAAAAACCAGTCAACCCAGCACTGGTATTGGAGCACTTGATACAACTCAGGTACAGGGATTATTGGCTCAGACTGCTGCGGGTCTTAATCAATCTGCCTCAACTGTGTCAGCCACCACGGGGCTTGGTAAATTTGGAATTTCGCCGCAGCAGTTAGAACAACAAGGTTATTTAAAACCTGGCATCACTGATGCCTACCTGAGCAGTGACCCTGCTCAACTTTCATCGGTCTTGAATTCTCCCAGTGTTTGGACTGGGAAAGACGGCATCAGCAATCTAACAAGTTTTGCCGGCAACACCAACAAGCAGACCAATATTTTTCAAGGTCTAATGCAGTCAAATTACACAAGTTTGAGTCAGGCCGGCGCAATAACCAGTAATTTGCCAGTGAAAGAAATAGCACCATTGCTGCAAGTTGCCAATAAATTTGGTGCTGGATCAGCCATAGCCTGGAGTAAAAGCAGCGCACCAGCAAGTATCGTAGGCGAAGCCAACAAACTTGCCAAACAAGGTGAATTTGCAATGAGTTTTGTGGGCACCAAGCTACCAATTGGCGCCACAGGAGAAGCCAAAGCTGTTGGATACAACAACACTGTAAATCGTAGTTCGGTGGACCAGGCAGTGAAAAGTATACTTGGCAATAATAAAATTCCCACCCCAAATTATTCAACGCAATCCTTTACTGAAGCAGCTACTTTGGCACAGCAAGGCACAGGCTTTAATTTAAACATTAATAGTCTGACGGGTGCATTGAGAAGTATAGTAGGTTAAATACAAATTATGCCCACATTCATTGGATTTAACACTCAAGGCCAGTTTAAAAAGTTTACGCTAGTAGACACCGAGCTCATCAAACGAGATTTACTCAACGCATTTAACATCAGACAAGGTCAACTGCCAGGACGCCCCGAGTATGGCACTAGTTTATGGGATAATTTATTTGAAAATATCACTGATGAACTTGTGAATTCAATAAATCGTGAAGTGCAGCGAGTAGCCGGCGGAGATCCTAGATTGCAGGTTATCAACAGTTATGTCTATGCTCAAGACAATGGTATGTTAATTGAATTAGAAATACAATATGCCCCGTCTAGCGATGCTGAACGTTTGGCTATCTTTTTTGATCAACTCACCCGCTCGGCCAGTTACGTATAACTACGTGGTTATTTCGCACCATAAATACTGGAACAGTGAGAAACTATGGCCATTACCACCAGACAAACCGCAATTTTTGGGGTTGAAGATTGGAAGCAAATCTATCAAACCTATCGTGAAGCTGATTTTCAAAGTTACGATTTTGAAACTCTACGCAAAAGTTTTGTAGATTATCTTCGCCTCTATTACCCAGAGACCTTCAATGATTACATTGAAAGCTCAGAGTTTATTGCACTCTTGGATGTAATGGCATTTATGGGACAAGCCCTGGCGTTTAGATCAGATTTAAACGCCAGAGAAAATTATCTTGATACCGCTGAACGCAGAGATTCAGTCACACGGTTGGCCAATCTAGTAAGTTACACATCCAAGCGCAACATTGAAGCACAAGGCACAGTCAAGGTCATTGCAGTCAGCACCACAGAAAACATCACTGATTACACTGGGGCTAATCTTTCTAACATCACTATAAATTGGAATGATCCTACCAACCCAAATTGGCTTGAGCAGTTTACATCTGTCATCAATGCTGCATTAGTTGATTCACAGCGTGTGGGTAGACCCGGCAACAGTCAATACATTCTTGGTGTCAAAAACGATGAATATGCTGTAAATTTAGTTCCAGGCTTTATTCCTGTGATTCCTTACACCTCGGTGGTTGATGGGATATCAATGCCGTTTGAACTGGTCAGTGCCACTGCCAAGGGCAGTAGTCAACTGTATGAACCTGCCCCAAGGCCCGACAGCCCATTCAATATTGTTTACAAAAACGATCAATTGGGATTTGGGTCTCCCAACACCGGCTACTTTTTCTTGTTCAAGCAAGGTGTTCTGCAAAATCAAGATTTTAACTTGGCAGAACGTGTGACAAATCGCACAGTCAATATCAACATTGAAGGAATCAACAACGATGATCGTTGGTTGTTTCAGTTAGACAATGTTGGCACAGTCACTACTGAGTGGGAATACGTACAAAATATCTACACTGCGGCAGCAGAACAAATTTCCACAACACCAAGATCAATTTACTCCACACAAAGTCGCACCAACGATCAAATTACTCTAACATTTGGTGATGGAGTATTTTCAGCCATACCAGTGGGTAATTTTAGATCGTATGTGCGAGCTTCAAACGGATTGACTTACATTATTAATCCAGAAGAGATGTCCAATGTCACTGCCAGTATCAGTTACGTCAGCAGAACAGGACGCACCGAAGCAATAACTTTCACATGTAGTTTGCAGACCCCGGTCAGTAATGCACAAAGTCGTGAAAGCATTGCCGAGATCAAGCAACGTGCGCCAGCAAGATACTACACACAGAATCGCATGGTCAATGGTGAAGACTATAACTTATTTCCTTACACTGAATTTTCAAGCATTATTAAATCCAAGGCAGTGGCAAGATCAGCAATTGGCACATCAAGGTACCTTGAATTAATTGATGCCACTGGCAAGTACTCAAGTACAAATGTTTTTGCCAGCGACGGTGCACTGTTTACAAATCTAACATTGCCCACTGTGATTTTTTCATGGTTTACCATCAACGACATTGCTGATGTGATTACAAATGTTGTACAACCTCTGTTGAATCAAGTTGGGACTCTGCAATTTTACTACGCCAACTACACTAGACCTCAACTGATAGGACTTGATACAACCTGGAATCAAAGCACCACCGTGGTAAATGAAACCACTGGATATTTTGTAGCACCTACTGGATTGCCAGCGCCAATTGGCCCATTTAACAGCAGTAATCTAAGATTCATTGTTCCTCAGAGTTTGATTAAATTTGTACCCCCAACAGGGTATCATTTTGATGCTGACAACCGACTGGTGTTAGGTGCCAGTACCTTAGACACAGATAAAACATATA